ACCACCCCATTCTACTGGTCCATAATTCTCATGCATCTTTTCACCATCCCTATTAGATGCAGCTTCAGCACCTGTCATTACATTTTTAACACTAACATCTTTAGGTTTCCATCCCCAACTAGTAGCAATTCTTGCTGCTTCAGCCATCATAGCACTTGTTTGTGCTGATGTAGGAGGATAATCTTGCCAAGGTCTACCACCCATAGATGAAGCTGCTAAACCTACACTATTGCTATTACGTTTCCAAGTATGAGCACCAGGTTTGTTATAATCAATTCCTTGCTTCTTACTACCATCTCCTGCAAAAACACTATGATAATTGCGACTCATAGGAGAATTATAGTTAGTACCAGTCCAATGTAAATATAATTTCTTATCTATCATACCACCTACAGCTCTTTCTAATCCACCAATATCATACCCCATGCTTTTTGCTTCACGGAGTCTAGTCTTTGTGAGATTTGGATTAGTTCTAGTTGCTTTAGTATCAAATGGAACTATAAATGCTGATCCATCACCCTTCCTTGCAACATATTCCGATCCATGACCAATAAAATCAGGTTCTCCTCCTCCATCAAGACTAACAGGATAACCAGACTGAGGACCATTGATCCAACCTCCACCAGCAAACTCTGCTAACTTACCACCATGAGCAAAACTAAATCTATTCGATCCAAAACCAGTACCTAGCGGATCATTTCTCAATCCAAGAGGATCATTAAATCTATCTGGTACATTATTAGTACTACCAGATCCACCAGCATCTTGTATTCTTGTTCCTTCTATTAATGCCTCTATCTGACCAGCATCAAGATTTCCTTCTTCAGTTAATGCATCTCTCTTTATTTGATCTGCTTCCATTCGGGCTTCATTAGCCTTATTACCCCATAATTTTGCTATTAATAATCCAAGTGCTACTGCACCACCAGCAACAAACAAGAATCCCAATGGTCCTGCAGCTGCAGTCGCAACAAATCCTTTTATACCTACAATACCAGTCTTAAGTGCTGTTACTGCAAACTTCACATCTTTCAATAATGTTGCTGCACCAGCAATACTCAACCATCTAAATGGTAATAATAAAACACCAACACCTACAATAAACTTACCAAATCCTACTAATCGTTCCCACCAAGTACTATCATCCGCAAGCATCTCATAGAGACCATTAAATGCCGTACTAGTTCCAAATTTAGCCCAAGACGCAACAATCTTTGCTAATTTACCTACTACTTCTATTCCTTTCTCTACCGCCTTTTGATTCTTAGGATTTGCAAACCATTTTAATATTGCTCTTCCAATAGTAAGTTTAAACAAACCAGCAAGCAGACCAAGCAAAGATTCAAAAAATCCAGGAATCTTACCCTTAGATAACTTCTTAAAGAAATTACCAAATGATACACTAGGTTTAGTATATTTTGCTTTAGGTAATTTTACACGTTGTTTTTGCTCTGCAGTTAAAGATGCATGAGTAATCTTCTTAATATCAACTACAACTTTTGCAAGGGAATTCATAGTCTTACCAAGACCATTAACTGCCTTTACATTAGTTAAAACGGCTCCAGTAAGTTTCGGATCTGAATCATCTGGATTTGCTGTAGATGCACTAGCCAGAGTTACAGGAACGAACTTGTAAAAATCAATTTTTGCACCCTTTTGTATTGTTGCCATTAGATGCTATAAGACTCCATACACATATTTAGTTCACAACAAAAAGTTTTTTCTTGATCGCAGGAGCAAGAGCAACTTCACCCTTAATAACTGGTATAACAAGAGGTAATATTTCCAATTCAGGTTGTTGTAATGCAAATTGCTTTGATCTATCAACCAAACTTCTACCCTTGTCAATCATACCAAATACTTCTGCACCAATTCCCAATTCACCAGCAATATCTCTAATACCAGTAGCATAATCAGTTGATCCTTGATACATACCCATCACAGATCTAAACAATCCACCAGCACCCATATTCTCTGCAAGTCCACCCAAAGCACCCATAGGAGAGAATCCACCAGCAAATAATTCAGAAATTCCTGGTAATTGAGATACACCTGGAATACCACCAAGGAAACTACCCAATCCAGGAATCATATTACCAATTCCAGAAAGATGATGTTTCTCTAACCAAGAACCCATACCTGCCATCTTTCCACCTGCTCCGAAGAACCCACCTTCACCAAATAATGCTCCTGGTTTAGTCATACCAGTCATATTACCAAATGCTCCTAGAGCATCACCCCATCCACCACCTTGAACACCAGTAAATATACCTTTACCAAGCTGACCTATATCAGAACTCATAAAGTTATTAAAACCACCAGCTATATTAGAGAAAGCACCACTTAAACCAGTATGCATACCAGCAAGTCCTTGACCAAACTTACTCATACGTAAGTTCATCATCCAGTTTGGTGTATTTACTACTGACTTAGCAGTTTGACCAATAGCAGCAAAGTTACCTAGGGAACCCCAAGCACCCAAAGCTGCACCCATAATATCTCCCTGCCTTAAGGAGTTAACAGCATTTATTGCACCAACAATAGGTCCAACACCAGGAATAAATGATAATGCAGTACCTACTATAGGATTACTAACTACCTTACCAACAGTATCAATAACTCCACCAACTGCGTTTTTAACACCATTAAATACACCACTAACTGCCTTACTAACACCTTTAAATATTTTACCAAAGAAGAACTCTGGTAATTTCTTATGTTGTCCACCTTTTGCCCATAATTTCCACCAAGGTTTCTTCTTAGTCTTAGCTTCTTTTGAAACTATACTATTATTTGAAGTAACAGGTGTTTGTGTCTTCTTCTTACCAAATATACTAGACCAAGAAAAACCTGTCTTCTTTTTTACTACTTGTTTTACTTCATCCTTTTGTTCTTTCTTATCATTACTTCCCCAAGAAAATGGATTATACCATTTAGTACTCTTTTTATTATCCTCATGAGCATCAAATGCTTTATCAGATACTGTAGAAGCAATCTTGGATCCAGTCATAGAACCCATTATTCCACCACCAACTACACCTAAAGCATATAGTGGTCTTGCTCCAGGAAAAGGTGCAAGAAGAAGTGGTGATAATGTAGCAGCAGTTGTTTTAGCACCAATACTAAATCCTGCTAAACCACCACCAGTAGAAGCAACAGTTCCTGTTATTGCTTTTTCAGGACTTTGATCCTGATCAACAAGTCTATCCTTTAATTCAAGTCCAGCAAAGACAGTAGTAGTAGCAGGTCCAAAAAACTTACTTGTCTTACCCAGCCATCCTGGGATTTTCATCTTCTTACCAAAATTCTTGGCTTTGTTTATAACTCCTTTCCAACCGCCAGGTGGTTTCTTTAAACCCTTTCCTGGTTTAGGAATTGATGGTGTATTACCCTTAACAGTAGTCTGATACTTACCAATATTAAACTTAGTCGTACCTACCTTAGTTTTCTTTAATTTTTTTAGTTTTTCTAGATACTTTGCATATTTTGTTTTAAGCTTCGTTTTAGCTGAAGCATTTTTTGGGTCTACTTTTTTAGGTATTTTTGATTTCGGTAATTTTGGTTTTACTCCACCAAAAGGATTCTTTGTCCACTCGGTAATATTTTTAATTAACCAACCAAGTCCTGTTAAAGCACCACCAAGAGTAGCTAAAGGTTGAGTTACAATAGAGATAATACCAATCCCCATCATAAGTTTTCCTAAACCACCTATCCTTTCCTTTAAGGTATCTCCTCTTTTAAATTCTTCCCATCCCTGAAGAATATTTTCATTCCATACAAAATTATAAAATTGCTTTAATTTTTTAAAAATGACATCTGCTTTAAAGAAAAAGGTTTCAATCTTTTCCATATTTGCAGGATCACCAAACCACTTCAACATTTCCCTGATTACAGGAAATGCAATTAATCTAGCAAAAAACTCAAAAACTGGCATTAGCATCTTAAGCCAAGTTGGCATAAGATTCTTTAAAAGACCTTTATTTTTACCAGTTAGTTTTATATTTGATTTTATTCCACCTTTTTTACCAAGTTTATTAATTTCTGCTTGTGTTTCAGCAGCTTCATCTGCTTCTCTTTGTAGTCTCCTCCTTTCTGCTTGTTCCGCTAACTTATTATTAGTAACTCTTGCTACTTCTATACTTTCAAGATCTTTAACAACACTACCAACACTGGAAATAGTCTGTCCTAATCTATTAAGAGCATACGTAGATTTTCGGACACTAGCAACCTGAGGAGACACACCTGAGAATGCTCCTGGTTTAACTATTTTATAGGCAGAAATTTTAGCCATTCTGTGCTTGTTGATCTTTTGCTTTACGCTCTTCTTCCTTTAGGAATGAGACTAATAAATTCATATAAATCTCTTTTTCAAAAGGCATTAAATTATCGACATATTCAGGATTCCATTTGTGATGATGCATTAATGCAAAATTGCCCTCATAATATGACTTCAAATTAGTATGGAGAAGAGCTACTCGAAAAAACTAGCTAGTCCCTCAAGTACTATTTCATTATCCTTTTTAGTCTTAGGATTAATTACATTAATTGTATGAGACAACTTAGGCATAGTTTCAAAAAAGTCTTGAATCTGCATAAATTGCTTACTGCTTAATTGCTCAAAGAACTCCATAATCTCTTCCTTAGGGAGTTGAGTACAATCATGTACTTCCTCACCATCAGTAATCGTTTTAACACAACTAGCTGCCATTTCAAATATTTGATCTACACCAGGTTGTTGATCACCAACAAAGTTCATACTAACAAAGGTATCCAAGCTTGGATATGACATAGTTAGAACACAATCTGTTGATAACTTAATATCTGGTTTATGACCTTTAGTCTTAATAACCTTAATTTCATTAAGAGGTATAGTTACTGGAACTTCAGTTACTCCATCATCAGGACAAGTTACAGAAAGTTCTACACTCTCACCAACAGATTTTCCACGAATTTGAAGGAATACAAATTCAATATCAAAAGTTGCAAGTTGATCTAGATCTTGAATATCTGTACATTCAGTAATGATGGTTTTAATAGCAGACATAAGATCTGCCTGTTCACCTGTTTCAGTTGCTAAAAGTAGTAATTTCTCTTCTTTTACAAGAAAAGGTCTATAATTCACAGTTCTGCCATCAGAAGGCAGTTTCAGTTTGTACTTAGGTACATTTAATTTAGGTAATGCCATAGAATAGTCAATTCAGTATAGTTATTTAGGGTCAAATGATAAAGCTGTTAATTGTAGATCCTAATACATCCCATAAGGTAATTGCATTAGAACTACCATCTCCAGATCCATTCCAATAATCATCAGAAGGTATAGTAATTTTATTTCTTATACCATAATCATCAAACCTTTCTTCTGGATAGAATCTATATCGTTCATAATAGAAACCAATTGTTAGATTCATAATAGTCGCAGCAGAGTTATTTAACTGGACTGTACCTATATTATAAGGAAAACAGTTCTGTAATTCCCAACATGCAGTAACTTTATAATATCTTGCAAGAGAATAATTAATTCCTGGATTTTCTGCTATTGCTCTACGCATATCATCGGTTAATGCTGCTGCATCTCCACCACCTCTTTCCCACTTATAAATTCTGATAACAGGACTAACATTTTCATCTTGGAAACCTACATATTGATTTTGATCAGGAGCCATTACTTGTGTCCACCTCTCAAAGAAATTTCTCGTATATTGAGAGCGTGGCATTATAAAATTGATATTAAATTGACTAAATGCAGTACCAGTAGCATATCTCCAAGGGGATCCAACATTAACAACTGTTCCTGTTGTTATCTGTTTACTAGGAAGACTTAAATTATTAGCATAATAATCCATCAATATACCCAAATCACCAGTTTCGGTTCTAAATCTATCAGAACCAAAATGAGTTCTCATACACCTAGGTGTTGCAATATTAACTGAAAAAAGGTTGGTAAAACTAGGAGAATTATCATCCTTCTTCATCATATTACCCATAAATCCTTGCAGAGAAGGATAACGGGCAGAATCTTCATTCGGAATTCCGATACCGTTTGTAGTACCAGATCCCGTTGTTAATATTGAATTAACTGCATTCGCAATTCCAGATAAAAATGCCATTATACTTTAAGTTCTTTTTCGGTAATTAACATAAATTCCCAACCATAATCTTTACAAAATTCACTCGCTGCCTTCCATTTTGCCTTATTAACACTCCAAGTAACAACCTCAGTAATATACCGTTTAGTTACTTTCTTTTGTGTTTTAGGTTCTTTAGTTTGTCTGAAAGGTTTCACCTCAACCATATATTTCTTATTATTCACTTTCACATAGAAATCTGGGTAATACCGATGACGTTTGCCATCAGCAGGAGATATATAAGGTATAGCGATCTCTTCACTTCCCCATTCTTGTACAGAAGGGGTTTGATCACACCAAAGCATGAACTTATATTCCCAAGATGATCTGTAACAAATATTACGGGGATCACCTTTATACTTCTTTGGAAGTCTAGGTTTATATTTTCCCTGCTTATAACGCATAAATATAAAGAGGTCACATAGTATTTAGTCGTAAAGAATGGCGATTTACAGATATCCATATAGAAATCCAGTTCCTGGCGACGGTAGTGTTGGTGAAGGTCCAACAGAAGCTGTTGACTATATTGTCATAAAAAGGAATAGGAGAGTATATAAAAATAATGGCAAAAGTTATTATTCAGCTAGAGGTTTAGGAAGTGGTGATACACTAGAAAAGTCATTTTCTGTTCAAGGTGGTAATAATACAGTATATCTTGCTATGCCACCACAACTAGCAACAGCATATCAAGCAGGTTATCAAAAAGTAGATGTTGGTATTGTTGGTATGGGTGCTTTAGAAATGTTTGCTGGTGGTAATGCTAATTCCCAAGCAGAAGCACTACAAAAATCTGCTTTAGCTATGCTACCAGAATTCACTACTTCAGGTGTTGCACAAATTATTAATAGTGCTAGTGGTGTGTTGGGACTTGCAGGTCAATTGAATCCAAACACTATACAAGCACTTACACAAGGAAAAGTATTTAACCCCTATAGTGAGCAGATCTTCAATTCTATGGGTTTCAGAACTCATACTTTCAACTTTAAATTGGTATCAAGAAATGCAAGAGAAGCACAAGAGATTAAAAGTATTATAAGATACTTAAAAGTAGGTATGGCACCTAAAGTAGAAGATGCAACTAGTAATAAAGATGGATTAGGATCAGGGGGAACAAAAGAAATTGGTAAAGATATTAGAGAGAAAATTGGTCTTGGAAAGAAGAACGACGAAATAGGAGAGGCAGAATGGGGAGGAATCTTTAAGAGTGACACTGGAAGAGGTAAAAATCAAAGATTCTTTAGAACTCCAGACCATTATGATTTAAAATTTGTAAGAGCAGAAGACGGAAGACTTGTATGGGCAGGTAACCAACAAGATAATCCAACAAGGACTATGCACTTTAAAATTCATCCATCATACTGTACAGGAGTTTCTGTAAACTACACACCAGATGGACAATATACATCATTTAAAAATTTTGATGGATCTATGGTACAAGTTCCAGCAATAAATCTAGGTTTATCCTTTGTGGAAACTAGACTAATATCACAAGCAGACATGGAAGACGGATTCTAATGGAGTATTTCTCAAATTTCCCAAACATCTATATCGGAGAAGGAGTCGGAGACGAAGAATCCTTTAAATATAGACTTGTTAAAAACATATTCAGAAAAGTCAAAGTAAGGTCGGATTTAGAAAAATTCGTGGCCTCTTTTGAAGCATATTCTATTAGAGATGGAGAAACACCATCAAATATTGCTGCAGGTGTATTAGGTGACCAATACTTAGATTGGGTTATTTTACTAACTAACGATATTAACGATTTTTACGAAGATTGGCCAAGACTTGATAGTGACTTATATAATTACTGTCAAGGAATTTACGATGATCTTGATGCTGTTCATCATTACGAAACTAAGGAAATTCTGTTTAATGACCTAGTTTTCATAAAAAAGGGTGTTGAAGTAAATAAGTCTTGGCGTACAGTTACCCCAGATGGAGTAACTAGGACAGAAACAGATTCTATCTATCCTGTAAGTAATTACGAACACGAACAATACCTAAATGAGAAGAAAAGACTAATAAAATTACCTAACCCAACGATGGTAAGTTTAATAACTGATGAATTTGAACAATTAGTCGCATATCAACCTAGTGTTGAATTAGATGAGCTAGGACACAAAAAAACCCCGCTAAGTGTAGCAGCGAGGTTCTTGGATATTACTGGATATGTTACTGGTAGTGTAGATAGGAATGTTGATGTTGGTACAGTAACCTCATATGATAACGGACCTGGTAGTACCACAGTTTTAGTATAAAAACCCTACAGACGAAAAAAATGTCGGAGTTTTTTTTGCGGTTTCCTGGTAACTAAAGGTCGAATTATATATGACCTATTCTCTTAATGGACTGTCGTTTCTCCACCTTGATTGAACAAACATGCTTTCAATCTCTAGGACGTAGTTAGTATTCTGCCATCTCGACTCCTTAATCTCATCCATTGCAACAGATGCTTCGCACTTTGTAACGTTTTTTAGTGTCTTTTCACCGTGTTTTGAATAGAAAATAGGGGTTTGATCCCCATGCAAATTGTCTCCTGACATTAGTATTGTGTTGAATCCTACACAGTATTTTATAACGAAACCCTCATAAAAGAGGGTTTTTTTATAATGATTTAAGTTTTGCTTAACCTATCTTCTCACTACAGCAGGTACATCTCCATCGTCATCATCATCCCAAGGATCATCTAGTTCATCAATCCTATCCTTTAATGACTGTGATAAAAAACCATCAGTCACCTTCCTATTAAACTCATCATCAGGTGTGAAGTTTACAACCAAAAGTTCATCACCCTGTTCAACATCTGCCATCTCTGGATGAGGTACTTTTGTTACTTGTCTTGTCTTTACATCCATCTTCAAATCATTACTTCTAGGTTGCAATATCATATTCCACCCTCTTGCCATCGATCTAATAGCCCATACTAATAAACCGAACCATATTATTGTAAAAACCATGTCCGTAAAGGGATTCATCTACCTGGTATATAACGCTGATACTTTTGAACCTGTGGTATGATATCAGACTCTACTTTATCAACAATTTTATCTACTATACTTATATCTATATCCATAAAAGGTGGTATAATTCCAAGCAATCTTAGTGTTCCGTCTAAGAATAATGCAAGACAAGTAAACCCAAGTATCATACTAATGATAGTTGCAGTCCTATTATGCTTACGCATAGACTCTTCATCTATTGCACGTGCTTCATCAAGAGCAGAAGCAATCATTTGATCTACTTCACCCTTAGTATAAAAATCTCCTATAAAAGGTATATCATGCTTATCCATCTTTATCCCCCATCAATATCACAACCTACTACACTACCTGCAACAACTCCTAAAGGTATTGCCCACCAACGACCATCACCTTGAGATAGTGCTGCACCAGCACCACCACCTAGAATACCACCAAGGATTGCTCCTTCACTACACTC